CTTAATAGCATTGTAGGAAAGGAACTAAATACTTGGCAGTATTTAATTTCTTTTTTGACAGTATTATATTTACTTTTTTACCCAAGTAAACTGTCATACTTGGAAAGCCTAAGTTAATCGTCTTGTTGTAATTCTTCGTAGGTTTGTTCACTCACATCTTTTAGTGAGAGAATCCATTGTAGAATATCCAACTGCCCTTTACGTTTATGGAACTCTTCAAAGGTTTCAATTGTATTCACCTTATTATAGTTCTCATAGAATGTTTCAACATCTTCTATGAAGTCACGCCAACCTTGAGTTGACATAGTTGTAAAACGTTCTTCATAATATTTTTGTAATTCTTGATCCAAAACTATTGCATCCTTTTAAAAAGTATGTTATAATAGTCATTCTATTAAGATAATTATACCATAAGATTAGTCATTTGTCAAGTTGTTTTTCATTTGCATCTTAACAATCTCACGATTCTGCATCATGTCTTGTTCTTGTAGATCTACTTTTTTCTCTTTAAGCATTAGATCTGCTACCTTAACACGACGTTCAAACTCTTTATCGTCACCATTGCCAGCATCTAAGTTAGTAGATAAAGCTGCAATCTGTTTAGCCTTAACTTCTTCAGGTAGTAATTGAGTTTCAACTGCAGTCTTCTGAGCTTCAGCTTGTTGTTTCTGTGCCTTAGTAGTAAGATCTGCTGTCTGTGCCTGTACAAGACCAGCTTGTAGTTGCATTTGCATCTGTTCCATCTGTTGTTGCTGTGGATTAGGTTGCATAGCTTGAGCTAACATCTGTAACAACTGTTGTTTATTAGCTAGGTTAGATGTCTCAATCACACCTTGCATTAAGATAGGTACTAATGGACTATCAGGTCCTAGTGTCTTCATCAAGTTAATGAACTGTTGTTGTTCTACTTCACGAGCAAGCATACCTAGTGTAGATGCAGGGACAAACTTCCAGTCTTTAACTGGGAAATTGTCTGGATCAAACTGCATAAAGCGCCAAGCTGCCTTCTCAATGAAAGGAATCAAGAATTGATCTTGGAAGTTTACAAGAGTACGTTTGTTTTTCTTGATAATGCTTGACAACTGAATAGATAACTCACCGCCTACAGGTTGTGCCTGCATTGCAGCTGTATCTAATGTACCTGTTGCCTGCAATAACATGGTTTCAAACTTAGCAGCAGTCTCAATGTTGCTAGAATCTGTCTGACCAAAGCGGAATGGCATCAAGATTTCTGCAGGATTACCATTTGTCAAGATAGATTTACCTGGACGTACTTCAAATTTACTACCTCGTGGTAAACGAGTAGCATCCATAGCCATCATTGGTACAGTTGTTAGGGCTAAAGAGTCAATATGACTACGAATCTGTGCGTCAATAGCCTTTTGCATGTTGTAACCCTTCTCGGCTACACCACGACCCCAGAATCTGTTAGGAATTGTGTCATCTTGGTAGGCTACAACTGGACGATCCTTCATCATGTAAGGATTTTCTTCAGCTTTTAATAGATATTGATCATCTGCAATGACAACAATAGCCTCAACTAAGTCACCATACTCTTCTATTAATTCAGATTCACCCTCTGACTCAAATAGATCTACTACATCTCCCTCTTCTTTAGAAGCATCTAGCAAATGTTTAGGTACTAAACCATAGTAACGTAAGATACGGATCTTGTCATCTTGGAATTCTTGATCAATCCATGATGTTTCTAAGTCAGAATCAGGTGCAGATTCATCACCCATGGACTTAACATCCTTGTAAATACCCTTCTTAATGTTCTGTGCAATAGTATGTGCAGATACAAACTCTTCAATAGCACAGCCTAGAGCGTCATCAATGGTAGTTGCAGTAGGATCAATAAGGAAATTCTGAGGAGAGATTGGTTTAAGTGTTACACTAACCTTGTCAGTTTCTAGTGTACCAATAACCATAGCATTAATATCTTCTAGTTTCTCAGTAGCAGGTATTAGTTCTTTTACTTTCTTAGTAATAACTTCACCAATACCAGTACCATAGATAGAACCTAATAAGATAGAATCACCAATGTTCTTACGAGTCTTATTCTTTTTGAAGCATTCCTTCATGTAGGCTTTAAGATATTCAATATCGCCTTTATCTTGATCCTTCATGTCATCTTCAATGTCAAAGAAGTTAGCTCCTTGTCCAAAGACAGCCTCTTCGATCTCAGCTGTATGATTCTCAATAGCTTGTTGTAATGCTGGTGATGTGATGCGGCTACGCTCTGATTCACGAGTACGATCCTCAGCTGCCCATTCACCACGCCATAAACGTTCGAATTCTTTCCAGTCTTCTAGATAGTTGATATCACGGTGTTCTCTCCACTCGTCAGCATATCCAACAACCCATTCTACTAATTTATTCTGCATCTTTTTTTCCTAAGTTAATAACCTGCATAAGCGTCCATTGGTTCATACTCTTCTTCATCATAGTCTTGGAAGTACTCAACTACTTGAATCTGATCAATATAAGCAAGAGCATCAATCAAGTCATCATGTAACTGTGAGTTAGGGAAGTTGACAAGCTGGTCTACAAACTCGTTATTCCAATCCCCATAGTTAAGTTGTACCTTACCATGTTCAAATCTACCTTGAAGAGCCCAGACAATACGATCTGTTTTCTTTTGGTTTCCATGAGTCACGTCATCTATTCGGAAGTAGTGATTATGCCGTCTCATTAAATCTGTAAGATAAGGAAGGGCAGCATTCTTCAGTGACCCCTTCTCAATACCTACTGCTACTGGTTCGTAGTTAACAACAGCATTCATAATCTGTTGACAGGTTTCTTTGATGTCCCACCTACCATGTTTAATTTCAGCAACCCACCAACCGTTGTCATGAACCTTAACAATAGCAATAGCAGTTTCATCTAACTTCTTGTTCTTATTACCAGACTCTCTATCTACATTGATGAAGCCTGCCAAGTCGACTGCAATAAAGTATCTTCCGTCAGAAGGTTCTTCTTCTTCAATCTGAATCCACTCTTCTTTAAAGAGATCCCTACTTGCAGCTTCAAAAGAAGCCATGAACTCTTGTCTAAATGCAAAGCTAGACATAGAGAGTTTAGCCTTCTCAATCTCAGAGTGAGGCAGTAGTGGGTTATCATAAGATGTATAATGGAAGCCAGCCCACTCTTCATCCTTCTCAGATTCACAGTACTTAAACAGTTCGTAGAAGTGATTACGACCTTTAGGTGTACCGATGAATAGAGCACCACCCTGTACGTCAGCTAGAGCTGGACGCAGAATCTGTTCAAACACCTGAGGTTTCATGTCAGCGTACTCGTCAATTACGACGTATGCAAGACCAACACCACGAAGTGTATCAGGTCTATCAGATCCTTTTAAGTAGATCTTACGACCATTAATCAGTGTAAGTACTGATGTGTTCTCATGAGCAGATGCAATAACATCATGCCCAATTTCTTTTAACAAAGACCAGAGAATATCTCTAGCTTGTTGATAAGTAGGAGCTACATAGAATACATCTTTATCTGTACTCTTTAAAGCTTCAATAATTAAAGTCCAAGCTGCTAGACGAGACTTACCGAATCGACGTCCTGCTGCTACAACTTTAAAACGATGTTGATCATTAAAGATCTCTAGTTGCTTCTCATGAAGCTTTACTTCTAAGTTAGCCATTAGTAGGTTTGTTCTTCTTCCTCAAGTCTTGACTTTCTAATAATGTCAGACATTGGCATATACTTTGCTTTACCAGAATCAACATACTCTTTAGCTAGTCTGTAGATGTCAGCTTCAGTCTTAGCCTGAGCAGCAATCTGTCTACCTATAGCATTATTGAATTGATCCATAGATGTTTCATCTTGGTCAGGACTCATGCCTGCTCCACCCATCCATGCTGGAATAGGAGCTTCATGGTAGTCACCCATTCCCTTAGCTGTCTTATCACCATACTGTTTAGCAAGTAAGGCTTGCCAGACAATGTGACGATAGGCATCACCCCTAGCATTATGTTCTTCTGTTGGACCATAAGCTTGTTTAGCTTTGTCAAGAGCAATGTTTCTACTCTGGAAGAAGTTAGGCCACTTAACTACAGCGACAGGTGTAAACTTTTTATCAGCCATCTATGACTTCACCATCAATAACATCTTCATCCTCTTGGATTGTAGTTTGTCCTACTCCGACAATCTGAATAGTAACACCTTTGTTCCCACTCTTTTCTTTTTCAAAGTAGGAAACTGGAATCATACGATCAACACATAGCTTGAGACAAGCCATCTGATCTTCATCATCATCATTAAGAGCTTTGTCCATGATACGTTGTACGATAGCTTTACTCTTCTTAGTAAGCATCTCGGACAAGATCTCTTGAGCT